AAAGTCTTTAAATGAATGAAATAAAACCAAGCCACCGAAATACAAATAAACACACCCCAGAGGGGACTGCACTATTAAAAAAATCAATCAATGATTTTGGAGTGCTGGAATCAATAGCAACAGCAACCGATGGGACTATTATAACAGGACACGCAAGATTTGAGCAATTTACAGAAAACGGATTAAAGCCAAAATTTATAAAATTAGAAAAAGATGAGTTTGCGGTTTTGGAAACGGATATTGAAAACGACACAAAGCAGTATTATGAGGCTCAAATAATGGCAAACACAACAGCCAATAAAAACTTTGATTTAGATATTGAAATGATTGATGTTATCGCTGAAGAGTTTGATATTGATATAGAAGAGGTGGGCGTGGATATTGAGGGGGTTGATGAGGTATTAGAAGCAACCGAAGATGATTTTGATGCAACACCACCCGAATACCCAATTACTGTTTTAGGTGATTTGTACGAGATAGGAGAGCATAGGTTGTTGTGTGGGGATAGTACTCAAACAGATACTTTTGAAAAGTTAATGGATGGTCAACTTGCGGATTTAGTTGTAACAGACCCGCCTTATAACGTAGCTTATACTGGAGGGACAAAAGATGCACTTACAATTAAAAACGATTCAATGGGTAACGATGATTTTTATAAATTCCTTTATGATTTTTATACTGCATTAACTACTGCTGTAAAAAAAGGAGGTGCAATTTATGTGTGGCACGCTTCATCCGAAGTAATAAACTTTGGCAAGGCAATGGTAGATGCAGGTTGGTTATTAAAACAACAGTTGATTTGGGTTAAAAATACAATGGTAATGGGAAGACAAGATTACCAATGGAAGCACGAGCCTTGTTTGTATGGTTGGTTAAAAGGAGATAGTCATAAATGGTATTCGGATAGAAAACAAACAACAGTTATTGAGTGGGATAAACCACAAAGAAACGCAGAACACCCTACAATGAAACCAATCGGGTTATTTGGTTATCAAATAGAAAACAGTTCAAAGGTTGGCGATTTAGTTATTGATGCTTTTGGTGGTTCAGGAACTACAATGGTCGCTTGTGAGCAACTAAAACGCAAAGCAAGAATAATCGAGTTCGACCCAAAGTACTGCGATGTAATAGTAAAACGAATGATTAAACTTGATGATACTTTAACCGTTAAAAGAAACGGTATTGATTGTAAATTTGAATTTATATCTAAATAAACCCAAAATGATAACAAACAAGAAACATCAAATCTTTGCCGACGAATACATTTTGTCAAACGATGCTGTGGCGAGTTATCAAAAAGCATATCCAAAAGCAAATAATGAAAGTGCAAGGGTTAAAAGTTACAATTTGTTACAAAATGTTACAATAGCAAATTACATTAAGACAAAGCAGTTAGAAATCCAAAATGCACGGCAAAATAACCTCACAGAAACATTAAAAAGCAAAGATAGTAGTAAGATACTACAAAGAGAACAAATAGTGGAAATGCAGTCTAATGTAGTTAAAATAACCTATAACAAATTTTTAAAATCAAAAGACAAACAAGATGCCGATGCGTTCAATAAATCGGTAGTTGTTTTTAATAAATTGGAGGGGTTAGATAAAGCAACGAAGACAGAAGTTTCTATTAGTGAAGTTAAACAGCCAATATTTGGCGAACTATCATTGAATGAATGATTTTGTTTACAAACCATCAAAAGCATTAAGCAAAATAGCAAAAGTTGTTAAAGAAAATGATTTGGCTATTATACAAGGAGGGCAAGGTGCTGGTAAAACAATAGCGATATTAATGTTGTTAATTGATGTTTGCTGGAGGTTAAAAGTCGATATTACTATATGTTCAAGCGAACTTTCAAAATTGAAAGATACAGCAATGCTGGACTTTGTAAAGATTTTAAAAGATTGGGGTTTTTTTAATCAATCAGAATGGAATAAAAGCGAGAGTGTTTGGCGTCCAAGTTCTGGTGGCTTAATAGAGTTTATAGGATTAGATAAGTCAGATGTAGGTAAGGGACGAAGACGAGACTATGTTTTCATAAATGAAACTAATAAAATATCATTAAGTAGTTTTACGGATATAACCGCAAGGGCAAAAAAAGTAATTTGTGATTTTAATCCCGACAAGCGTTTTTTTTTACATGATTTACAAAACAATACAAATTCAATAGTTTTAACTTATTTAGACAACAACTTTTTGCCCCAAAAAGAGATAAACAATATTTTAAATTATAAAACACGAGGATTTGATGCAAACGGTAAAGTTATAAACACCTATTGGGCTAATATGTGGCGGGTGTATGGAGAGGGGCAAATAGGACAAGCGGAAGGCAGAATTTATAATTGGAAGTCAATAGAGTATTCTAATTATTTAAAAATACAAAGCGAAACCTATTATGGTGTAGATTGGGGCAGTAATCACCCATTTGCAATAGTGGAGGTTAAATATTACGATGGAAACCTATATGTTCACGAATTAAACTATCAAAGTGAAAACAACATTAGAAAATCTTTGTCGGTTAGTCAGTTGCAAAACATAAACCAACAAGAGAACGATGGACTTGTAACTTATATGTTTAATAAGTTGGGAGTACCAAAAACAAAGTGGATAGTTTGCGATAATAACCAGCCTAATAAAATAATGACTTTACGAAATATAGGATATGAATATGCTATTGCAGTAGGAGGTAAAATGGAATTAGTTAATCGGGTTCGAGTTTTGAATAATCTAAATATCTATTATACCAATACCAGTAAAAATATAGAATACGAGCAGGAGAATTATTGTTATTCAAAAGATAAGTACGATGTTATAACAGACTACCCTATCGATGCCGATAACCATACATTAGACGCTATTGCTTATTGTGTTCAAAAATTGTTTAAAGAAGGAATAATAAAAAATATATAAAAAATATATAAAAAAAATATTTTTTTAATGTTATTTTTGTATTTTTGTAAAAAATAATATTGTTGTGAAACAAAGTTATAGGGAAATGGTTAATAATTTAGTCCTTGTTGGTATTCGTACCGACAGGACTTTTTTGCTTTTATATTAATGGGTTTTAATTTTAATATAGGTTGGGGAAACAATCAGCCGTTATCGGTTGAACGAAATGCTAACGGAGATTTCTTTTATCAAATGTTTTCGAGTGCCACCAATCATAAAAGATTATTAACTGATGCACAAAAGATTAATGCAATATTAAGTAATCCTGCTTGTTTAAAGGTTTTCGCTTTAAATTGTGATTTATTTAGTCTTGGAGTTGTAAATCAAGTAAAAGATGGAACTATAACAGTTCCAAATTTCCTAAAAGAACAAACACCAAAACCAAATGTAAAACAAGGATGGAGTCAATTTTTTTGGGATTATTGCTTTTATAATATGCTGGGAACGGCTTATTTATGGAAACCAACTGTAAGCAGAGAATTAACCGAAACAAGTCAAATACAATGGTTGAACCCTGCTAATATCGTTTGGGAAAGTAATACAACGCAAAAGTTAAAATCATTAATTTTAGGACAGCAAACGCTAAAAGATATTTTAAAGAAAAATTACATTACTTATAATTTAGGTAATGGACAAGATATAAGAATACCATTGAATGAAATAACACCAATCCACGATTTAACAAGTGGATTAAGTGGTAATTTTTATAAAGGAATAAGTAGAGTTGATGCACTTTATAAAATCATATCAAATAGTGAAAGTTCGCTTGATGCAAAAAACATCAATTTAGAATTTTCGCAAAAGTATATGGTTAATGGTAAAAATTCCATAGAAAATATATCTGAGCTACCAATGGGCGAAACGGAAAAAGTAGATATTGAAAATAAAATCCGTTCAAATAAAAATGTTTTCGCAGTAAAAACGCCAATTGATGTAAAAAGATTTGTGGATGATATTGCAAGATTAAAATTAGACGAGTGTTTTTACAACGATTATTTTATGATCGGTTCAATGTTCGGCATTCCAAAAGATATTTTAGAAACGACTGTACGAAGCAGCACTTACGAAAATCAAGAAAAAGCAACAGGAAGGCATTTAGAATATACCATAAAGCCAAAAGCAGTAAATTTATTAGACGCATTAAGTAGTTTGTTTGGATTTGATGGATTGGAGATGAGTTGGCAACATTTAGCGTTTAATCAGGTTTTTGAAGTGGATAGAGTAGCGGTTCAAAAAACAAGGTTAGAAAATTTGAAAGTAGCAGTCGATTTAGGACTGGGGGATAAAGAAAAACAAGCAATTCTAAAAACAATAATTATTTAAAATGGAATTAACAAAAGAATCGTACAATGAATTTTTAAAGAAAAAACAAAAAGTTCACACTAAATCAGGCATTGAGGTCAATATAAACGACTTAAATCCTTCAATGTTTGACTTTCAAAAGTTCATCGTATCACGCGCACTAAGTCACGGCAAATATGCGATATTCGCAGATTGTGGGCTAGGGAAAACACTTATGCAGTTAGAATGGGCATACCAAGTTGCAAAAAAAACAAAAGAGCCTGTTTTAATACTTGCCCCATTGGCGGTAGTTGGACAAACAATACAAGAGGGCAAAAAGTTTGACATAAAAATAACTAAAGCGTCACCCAATAAAGAACACCCAAACTTTGCACCTGTTCAGATTGCGAACTATGAGCAGTTAGAAAACATTGATTGCTCTATTTTTTCAGGTATTGTGTTGGATGAATCGAGCATTTTAAAAAACTTTGAGGGTGCTACTAAAAAATTAATACTAGACCTATTTGCTAACACGCCATACAAACTAGCGTGTACCGCTACGCCATCACCGAATGACCCGATGGAAATGGGTAACCATAGCGAGTTTTTAGACGTAATGAGCCGCAATGAAATGCTTGCAATGTATTTTGTCCACGACGGCGGCGAAACGGCCAAATGGCGGTTAAAAGGCCATGCCGTAAAGTTGTTCTATCGATTCATTGGAACGTGGGCAATAATGCTAAACAATCCAAATGATATAGGTTTTGAGATGAAAGGCTATAATTTGCCGTCGTTAAATTTGATCGAAAAGCAAAT